TTCCATGTCACCCAGCAGATCGGCAGCAACCGGGTCGTCGCCGGGATCGAGACGAACGCGATCGGCCGGCGCGTGCGCTACCACATGTACCGGGCACACCCGTCCGATCCCCTCGGGATGCGGGATGGTCGCATCGTCCAGGTCCCCGCCAGCCAGGTGCTGCACGTGTACCTGCCGGACCGCCCCGGCCAGATGCGCGGCGCCACCTGGTTTGCATCGGTGCTCCAGAAGCTGCTCGATGTCGACGTCTACGACGACGCCGAGGTCATGCGGAAGAAGACCTCGGCGCTGTGGAGCATTTTCATCGCGCGAGCCGCGGACGAGGGAGCAGCCCCGGCACTGAGCGGCGACCAGGAAATGATTGCCACCACCGGCGACACCGGGGAGGCGGAAGCGGGCATCGAGCCCGGGACGGTCAACGTCCTCGAGGATGGCGAGCAGCCGCACTTCGGACAGCCAGCTGATGTCGGCGGCAACTACGAGGCCTTCATGCGCTCGCAGCTGCAGTCGATCGCCGTGGGCGTCCGGGGCCTGACCTACGAGCTGCTCACCGGCGACCACTCGAAGTCCAACTTCACCGCCGGCCGGATGGGCCTGATCGAGTTCCGCCGGCGAGCTCTGGGCTTCCAGGACCAGCTGATCAATCACCAGTTCAACCGCCGGGTCTGGCGCGCGTTCCTCGAGCAGGCGGTGCTGTCCGGCCGGCTGCAGCTGAAGAACTCCGACGATTTTGAGCAGATCGTCCGGTCGGTCAAGTGGGTCGGGCACGGGTTCGAGCACGTCCAGCCGCGCGAGGACAGCGAGGCCATGGTGCGGCGGATCCGGGCCGGCACGAGCTCGCGCAGCGAGGAGGCCTCGCAGATGGGCCGGGATCCCGAGTCCCTCGAGCGAGAAATAGCGGCCGACAACCAGCGCGCCGACGAGCTGGACCTGGTCTTCGACTCCGATCCGCGCCGTGTTGCGCGGAGCGGGACCTACCAGGAAACCGGCACCACCGAACAGGAGCAGGGCAATGGCTGACCACGAGAAGGGCTTCGGCGCGGCGCAGCTGGAGATGCTGCAGCTGCTGTCGCGCGCGCCGATGGCCATGGAGCCGCGCGCGCTCCAGGCGCTGTTCGGCAGCATTCGCGCGAACAGCGCGGGGATCTTCGACGACCTGATGGGCCGCCCGGACCGTGAGCGTCCCACCGTGCCGCCGGGTGTCGCGCTGATCCCGGTCTCCGGCCCGCTGATGCACCGGAGCCTGGCCGAGAACGGCGGGCTGATGTCGCGGATCTTCGGCCTCCGCACCTACACGAACCTGTGGCAGTCGATCGAGGAAGCCCTCAACGACGACGGGATCCAGCACGTGGTCCTGGACGTCAATTCCCCCGGAGGCGCCGTCAGCGGTCTGTTCGAGATCACCGACGCCATCTACAACGCCCGGGGCCGCAAGCCGATGACGGCGCTGGTGGACGAGCAGGCCACGTCCGCGGCGTACGTCATCGCGAGCGCTGCCGATCGCGTGCTGATCCCCCGCAGCGGGACCGCGGGCAGCCTGGGTGTGCTCGCCATGCACGTCGACGAGTCCGCCCTCAACGAGCGGATCGGGCTGGACTTCAGCTACGTCACCTCGGGTGCACGCAAGGCGGACGGCAACCCGGACGAGCCCCTCTCCGAGAAGGCCCGCGCGGATCTGCAGGCGGAGGTGAATCGCCTCGCCGGGATCCTGTTCGAGACCGTTGCCCGCAATCGCGGCGTCGATGTCGAGAAGCTCCGCGGCCAGGAGGCTGCGGTCTTCCATGGGCAGCAGGCCATCGATGCCGGCCTGGCGGATCGGGTCCAGTCCGTGCAGGAGGCTCTGCAGGAAGCCGCTCCGCCCCGCCGCCGGAATGCCCGGGCCCAGTCGTGGAATCGTTTGGTGGGCAACCGCCTTCACAAAAACAATGACCACCACTCGAAAGATTCGGACGCCCGGGAGCAGACGATGAGCTACCACCTCTCGACAGAGCTGGGCAAGGCCATCCAGGCAGCCACCACCGACGAGAAGCCGCGCGAGAAGCTCGTCGGCGAGCTCGCCGAGGCGGCGCAGATCGGACCGAAGACCATGGAGGCGGTCATCGGCGGCGAGATCGCCGGCCCGCCCGACGAGGTGCTCGCCAGCTGGGCGGGTCTCCTCGAGGTCGACGAGAAGACGCTCAAGGACGCCGCTGCCAGCGATCGCCAGGCCACCGGTGAGCAGCCGGCCGCAGCCGAGCCGAAGGGCGGCACCAAGGTCGTCGACTTCGACAGCGCCCGCGCTCGCTCCCAGGGCATCAGCTACGCGACCGAGGTCACGCAGCTCTGCAGCATCGCCGGCCGTCCGGATCTCGCTGCGGAATTCCTGCAGTCCGAGGCCCCGCTGGCCAGCGTGCGCAGTCGCCTCATGGAGGCGCGCGCGAACGAGGGCCCGGGCGAGATCGACGGGCGCACCGCCGGCGACGACGCAGACGACAAGAACGCCACCGAGATGTGGGGCCGTGTGCACGAGCGGCTCGGCGCCCGGCGGAAAGAAGGTGGCGAGCACGGCTGAACGCCCGCTCGCCGGTCCCTGAAGGAGGAGGCCGACTGTGACGACCAAGACCCAGACTCTGCCCGAGGCCGCCGGCTTCCTGTACTCGGAAGCGCCCGGCGACCGTTCGCGTGACGCCATCACCGTCAAGTCCGCCGAGGACCTGGTGGCCGGCGCCATCATCACCGGCGTCGACGGAACCGTCACGGCCACCGCCGATGCCGGCAATATCGGCGACGGCACGATGGCGGCCACTCCGGTCGGCAAGGCCGGCGTGGAGGCAGGCGACTACGAGCTCGTCGTCACCGCCAAGGTCGCTTCCGCCGGCGACTTCGAACTCCACGACCCCGACGGGGTGCTGGTGGGGACCGGAAACGTCGCCGCCGCCTTCGACAACCAGCTGGCCTTCACGCTGCAGGACGGCGGGACGGACTTCGAGGTCGGCGATCGGTTCACGATCACGGTCGAGGATCCGAAGTGGATCGAGCGGGCCGCCACCGATGTGGCCCGCGGGGTGCTGCTCGCCGACGTCGACGCCACCGGCGGAGACACCGCCGGCGTCGCGGTGGTCCGGGATGCAGTGGTCAACGATGCGGAGCTCGTCCACGTGACGGGCGCCACGGACGCGCAGAAGGCGACCGGCAAGCGCCACCTGGCGCGCGCCGGAATCGTCGCCCGCTGATCGGCGGCGCAGAAGCGACTCGAGGGAGACTGAACCATGGCAGGCATGGACGTATTCAAGGCCAACGCGTTCTCGATGATGACGCTGACCGATGCCATCAACATGATGGACTATCGTCCGGGCTTCCTCGGGTCGCTCGGCATCTTCCGTCCGGTACCGTCCCGGACCACCGTCGTGGCCGTCGAGCAGCGCAACGACACGCTCGGCCTGGTTCCGACCACCCAGCGCGGTGGCCCGGCGACCCAGCGCAACTTCGGGGCGCGCGAGGTGCGCAACTTCAACACGCTGCGGCTGAAGGAGACGGACAAGCTCTATGCCCACGAGCTTTCGGATCTCCGCGCCTTCGGCAGCGAGACCGAGCTCGAGGCGGTCGCCACGGAGGTCGCCCGGCGGCAGGAGCTGCTCACCGAAGACGTCGAGCTGACCAAGGAGCATCACCGGCTCGGCGCGGTCCAGGGGATCGTGACCGACGCGGACGGCTCCACGCTGATCGACTACTTCAGCGAGTTCGGGATCTCGCAGCCCAGCGAGATCGCGTTCGACCTGGCCAATACCACCGACCTCAACGTGCTGAAGAAGCGCGTGGCGGACAACGTCACCCGCCCGATCCGCCGGAACAGCAAGGGCCTGGTTCGCGAGAGCGACCTGATCATCGGCCTGTGCGGCGATGCGTTCTTCGACGAGCTCGAGTCGAGCCCGGTGATCTCGGAGATCATCAAGCGCAGCCCCCGGGCCCTGGAGCTCCTGCAGAGCGCCGTCTTCGGCATGATCGATTTCGCCGGCGTGCGCTGGGTCAACTACCGCGGCACCGACGACAACTCCACCGTGGCGATCGACACCGACAAGGTGAAGTTCTTCCCCGCGTCGCCGCGGGTGTTCGAGGTCGCGTGGGGCCCGGGCGAGACCATGGAGTCGGTGGGCGCCCCCGGCCGCGCGCTCATGAGCCGGATCATCCCCGACCTCATGCGCGACGAGTGGGCCGAGATCGAGGTGGCCTCGTACCCCCTCTACGTCTGCAAGCGGCCGCAGGTGCTTCTGCGCGGCAAGCGCGGGGCCTGATCGGCAGCACCTGACGTAGCGGCAAGGGAGACACGCGATGGCACGCAATAGCGGCGGAACGCGGCAGGCGCAGACCCGGGCCTCGTCCGGAAGCCAGGCCGAGAGCCAGACGCCCGCCACCGAGGCAGGCGCTGGCGACGAGGCCCGGGTCGAGGAGCCGACCTCCGCAGACCAGCAGGGTTCCGGCGAGAACGATCCGGCCGACCAGGAGCATCCGGAGACCGATTCCATGGAGCAGGATCGGGACGACGGCCCGGATCCCGAGCAGGTCGAGGCGGGCATGCGAGAGCTGCTCAGGGTGGCCGAAGGCCGCGTGGCGAACGTGCTGTATCCGAAGCCGGACAGCATGAGCGCCGAGGACTATGGGAGCGCCCTCGCCGGCCTGGTGGAGCGAGGCCTGGCTCATGACGGCTCGAAACCGAACCTCACCGTCGATGGCCGGGAGGTCGCGCGCGAGCTGATCGCGGAGGACTGATGAACGCCTTCACGCAGGCAGCGACAGCGCTCCATGGCGACGCGAACGTCGCGGTGGACGCGACCTTCACGCCGAGGGTCGGAAGCGCTGTCAGCCTGAGTGCTGCGGACAGCGAGGGCGTCGTGATCTCTGCGGGAGACGAGACGCACGGCGGCTTCGACACCGGGTACCGCCGGTCCCGCACCCGCATCACGGTCCTGCAGGGCGCCCTCGCGGGCCGGCCCCAGGACGGAGACGAGATCCAGGTCGGTAGCCGGGAGTTCGTGATCCGCGGCGCCGACCCCGACGCCGAGGGCGTTTCCTGGCAGCTGGACGTGGACGAGAAGGCATGACGGCCACGATCCGCGAGCAGGTGCTCCAGGCGTTCCACGACAAGTTGCGCGCGATCGAGATCGCAGGGCTGCGGGTCGATCGGAACCGGGACATCCCGGTCGAGGACTACCCCAGCATCGTCATGGTGGATGGCGGCCAGGTCGCGGACGCAGAGAACCCGGGCGTCAAGGGAATCGAAATGCGCGTGGACGTCGAGTGCTTCGTCCGCGCCAACACCCCGGGCGAGCTCGCTCCGGCATTCGACGAGATCTACGGCAAGACGGTCCAGGCAGTGCTGGCGGATCGCACCCTGGGCGCCCTGGCCGTGGACATCGACGAGGACGAGCTCGACGACCCGATCATCGCGCGGGAGGAGGGGGTCGGCCCGACGCTGGCTGCCTCGCTCTCGTTCACCGTTCGGTACTGGGTCGACCCGGACGACCCGTACACCCTCGCGTCGTAGGAGAGGCAGACATGGCCGAGAAGATCCAGCAGGGCCCGCGCCGTGAGGCAACGTCGCGCAAGCAGCGGGCCGAGCGGCGGCCAAGGCCGGAATCGAAGCGCCCCGCGGCCGTGACTACCACGACCGGCGGTGACGCCACGAAAGGCGCCGATGCCGGCGCCAAGCATCGGGAGAGCTGATCATGCAGCGGCGCATCCAGGCAGTACTGCTGAAGGAAGAGAGCACCGCGGGGGAAGATGCCACCCCCACCCCGGCAGACGACGCACTCGGCCTGGCCGGGATGTTCAGCTTCGTCCGCAACGCGGACGTGCAGGATCCCGACGAGGTGACCGGCGCTCTCGACGACGCCGAGTTTCACCTGGGTCGGGTCTCGGCGCAGATGACGCTGCCCCTGTATCTCAAGGGGTCCGGCACCGCCGGCGATGCGCCGCAGGTCGGCCTCCCGCTGCGCGCCTGTGCCTTCGGCGAGACGCTCCAGGCAACCGCCGTCCCGACCACGGGCACCACGACCGCAACGGCCGGCACCACCAACAGCTTCGATGTCGACACCGCCGTCGACTCCGACTGGTCGACCACCGACGGGGCCTACGAGGGCATGCCGGTCACGCTGTCCGGGAACCCGGCCACGCCCGTCACCACGATCGTGACCAAGTACACCGTGGCGGCCGGCACTGCGACGGTGGAGGTGGCGCACAGTTTCGATGCCGCACTGGACACCTCGACCGAGGCCAAGATCGAGCCCTGCGCCGTCTATGTGCCGGCTTCCACGTCGGTCCCGCACGTCACGGGCTACGGCTACGAGGACGGTGTCGTCGACAAGCTGGTCGGCGCCCAGGGCACGTTCAACGCCCAGATGACCGTCGGCCAGGTCGGCCGGATCGAGTTCGCCTTCACCGGCCGGGCGCTCGCCCAGGCGGACGCCACCTTCCCCGCCGTGACCGTCGAGGCCACGCGCCCGCCGGTGTGGAAGAACGGCGTGTCCCTGCTCAACGGCTCGCCGGTCGGCGTGAACGGGCTGTCGCTCAGCCCGAACCACACCGTGGTGCAGCCCGACGACCCCAACGGCATCGAGGGGTACGACGTCCCGCAGATCGTGGGCCCGCGGCGCATCCAGGGCCAGATCGATCCGAACCGTCGGCTGGTGGCGACGGAGTCGGTGGTGGCGGCGTTCCTCAACGGCACCACGGGGGTCATTCACGCCCAGGCCGGGAAGACTGCCGGGAACCAGTACGCGATCACGTGCCGCAGGGCGAAGTACCGCGGCGTCGAGTCCGGTGAGCGCGGCGGGATCTCGATGCAGAACATCCCCTTCTCCGCCCTGGGCTCGGACGACGAGACCTGGCTCACCTTCTGGTGATCGATGGAGCTGCCATGGAACCCGTATCGACGCGCCGCCAGGTGCGCTTCACGCCCCCGGACGCCGAGCCCCTCGAGGGCCAGGAGCAGCCGCCGGTCTACCTGATTCGCGTGCCGACCCTGCTCGAGCGCAGCGAGGTGGAGGCGTCCGTGGTCGGCGCCGGCGTCCGGCCGGTGGGCGGTGCCCAGATCCGGGCCTCCCTTCGCGCCGCGATCGAGCGCTGCATCGAGGAGCCGGCCGAGTACCTCGAGGCCCTGGACCGCAAGGACGCCGAGGAGGCGGACGCGCAGGACATCGCGCTGCTGCACGACGCCGAGATGCGCGTGGCCGACGACCCGCAGTACTCGCGTCTCGTGCAGATGAGCATGCGCTGGGCCCCGTACCTGGAGTGGTTCGCGCTGCGTCACCAGCTCGAGGGCGTCGAGCACGCCCCGTTCGCGATCGAGCACAAGAACGGGCTCGCCACCGAGGCGTCCCTGGCGGAGATCCCGCGCGATCACCTGACCGCGGCCGCCGGCCGAGCGGTGGCGCTGCTGCTGCTCGGGAACGAGGAAAAAAAAGCCTCCGCCTCGCCGTCGCAGTAGCGATCGAGCCCGAGCAGTACGGCGAGGAGGAGACCGCTCCGGATGGATCCGCCTGGGAACTGTTCGGCACGCGGTACGAGACGAACCCCCGCTTCGAGGTCCGGACGGAGGACTGGAAGATGCTCCGGCTGTGGCGCGCCTACCGAGGAAGCATGACGGCGCCCGGCCATCTGCTGGAGGGCGGGGGCATCTACGACCAGCCCGCAGTCATGCTCGACGCATTCGACCTGATGTCGGCAGCTGCTGACGAGATCTTCGCAGAGCGCCGTCGCGAGGGGGCTCGGCCGTGAGTGCTCGATTCCGCATGGCGCTGCGAGGCGACCTCCGCGCGGCCGCCGAGGCGGATCTCCGTGTCGGCAAGCGGGCGGTGACGAGCGTGGTGCGCCGGAAGACCAACCTGGTGAAGCGCAACATCCGGAAGGAGATTCAGGGCGCCGGGCTGGGCCCGAAGCTCGCAAAGGCGATTCAGGGGGTGTCGAATCCCCGCCGCGGGGCGTCGTTCGAGGCGTCCGGTGTGGTGTTCAGCAAGGCGTTCGTGAAAGGCCGCGGGTCCTCGTCTTCCAGGCAGAAGGCGGTGGACCTGGTGACGGTTTTCACGGAGGGAACGACCATCCGCGCCCGCCGTGGGCGCTACCTCGCGGTCCCGGTGCCGGACGCTGGTGGCCAGATCCGGCGATCGCCCGGGTCTCGTCGCAAGGGCAGTCCGGCCATGTCCCCGGAGGAGTTCGCTTCAGTCGGGGTTCCCCTGCTGTTTCTGGACAACCCTCCGCGGCTGGTGTCTCGAGCCAAGCCGACGGAAGTGTTCTTCTGGCTGGTCACCCAGGTCCGGATCCGCCCCCGCATCGATCCCGCGTCGGAGTTCGACCGCGCCATGGCCAACTTCGATCAGCTTATCGCCCGCAAGTGGGAACGCGACTCCCAGCGCGCGTTCGACAGGCTGAAATAGGATGGCCACGAAGCGCACGAAATTTCTCATTGAGTCCGAGGGCGGCGAGGCCGCCGAGCGAGTACTCGGCAAGCTCGGCGACAGCGCAGATCGGGCTAGTGATCGCATCGCCAAGGGTGGGGCGCGTGGCTCCAAGGGACTGGTCGCGGTAGATACGGCCTCGCGTGCCGCCCGTGACTCCATGGAGGATATGGCCCGCCGGGCCGGTCCCGCCGGGGAAGCCCTGGCGGCGCTGGGCCCCAAGGGCATCGCTGCGGGTGCCGCGCTCGCGGTCGTGAGCGCCGGCCTGGCCAAGTCAACCAGCCTGGCCATCGACTTCCAGACGGGGCTGATCAACGTCGGGAAGACGACCGATCTGGAAGGCCGCAATCTCGAGCGCCTTGGCGACCAGATCGGGGCTCTGTCCGTGGAGCTGGGCGAAAGCTCCGACGAGCTGCTCCGCACGGCGCAGGCTGCGGGCCAGCTCGGCGTCAACGGGGTGGACAACATCGTCCTCTTCACGGAGACGATCACGAAGCTCGGCGCGAGCTCGGATCTCGCCGGCGAACAGGCCGCATCCACTCTGGCCCGGCTGCTCACGATCACTGGCGAGAACGTCGACCAGGTCGACACGCTCGCCTCGGTCATCGTCCGCTTGGGCAACAACTTCGCCACGACCGAATCCGAGATCGCCTCGACCGCAACGCGGATTGCCGGCGCCACGGCTGCATTCGACGTTTCCAGTGCCCAGGCTGCGGCGTTCGGCACTGCGATCAATCAGATCGGCGAACAGAGCGAAGCCGGCGCCACCCAGATCGGCAAGGCGTTCCGCGCGATCGCCTCCGCAGTGGATGGCGGTGGCGACGAGCTGCGCGAGTTCGCCACGCTGATGAATCTCAGCACCGACGAGCTCGTGACGCTGTTCCGCGAGGATTCAGTCGGGGCAGTGGTCGCGTTCATCGACGCCCTGGGTGACATCCCGGCGGAACAGCTTGCCGGTCGACTGGACGAGCTCGGCCTGGCGGGCGAGCGCGGGAACCGGGTGTTCGGCAATTTCGCGCAGAATTCGGATGTTCTGCGTGATGCGCTCCGCGCTGCCAACGAGGAGGTGGAGAAGGCCACGGCCCTCGAGCAGGAGTTCGGCCGGCAGCTCAAGGCGGCCAGCCGTCAGGGCGGCCGTCTCGGAAGCGCGCTGGCGGAGGCTGGCCGGATCATCGGCACAGGGTTTGTCGACGACGTATCCGCGGGCGCGGAGGCGCTTGCGGACCTCGTCGAGCAGATGAATCGATTTGGCCGCGAAAGCGAGCTTCCCGGCCAGATCCTCGACGTGGCCACGGCCATCCAGAAGTTCGCTCTCACTGGCGGCTTGGGTGGCGTCGCCGTGCGCGCGTTCGCCGGTGGAACCGATGAGGCGGCCGAGTCGCTGGAGACGCTGTCCCCGATCGCCCTCCAAGCTGCCGAGGATGCCGACACGCTCGGCGCCAGCCTGGACTCCGCACTGGGCGGGAAGGGCCCGGCTACCCAGCTCTCGTTTCTCAACGGACTCGTCGCGGACCTCGACGACACGACGCGCAACTACGTCGAGACCGTGGGCGACGCCAAGACCGCGCACGAGGAGATGGCGTCCGCCGCAGAGCAGGCGATCAATGCCCAGATCGAAAGCGTCAATGCCCGACTGGCCGCATTCGAATCCGGAGGCCTGGGCGCCCTGGAGCGGGTCACCCAGGAGCAGGAACGCCAGGAGGCGATCGACAAGCGGGTTGCGGATCTCCTCGAGGACGCCAACGTTTCCCGGGCCGAGGCCGTGGACCTGGCCACGGAGCTGGTGGACAAGGAACGCGAGCTAAACGATCGGGTCAGCGATCGGAAGACGCTCCTCGAGGACCTGACGGAAATTGGCGAGGAGGCCGAGGAAGCGGCCGCCGACGCACAGGAGCGGCTCGATCGGCGCCAGGAGCGCCAGGCCGAAGAGCTGCAGCGCCGGCAAGAGCAGCAGGCCGAAGAGCTGCAGCGCCGGCAAGAGCAGCAGGCCGAGCTGATGGCTCAGCCCTTCATCAACGCGGCGGAGGGCATCCAGGACGAGTTCTCGGACGCCATCTTCAACATCGTTCGTGAGGGCGAGCTCGACTTCGAAAGCCTGGGCGACTCGATCCTGGACATCTTCGCCCGGACCTTCGCCGAGGTGGCCACGCTCCGGATCGGCATGCCGTTCATCCAGGCGGGCGTGGGTGGTCTGGCCGGCATGATGGGGCTGCCCGCTGGCGCCCAGAGTGCGCTTTCGGCTGCACTCCCCGGCGGCGGAGGTGGCCTGCTCAGCCAGGCCGGCGGTGCGGCATCCATCGGTAGTGCGCTGGGCCTCGGGGGTGGTGGCGCCCTCACGGCCAACAGCCTCACCGCGGGCACCTTCAGCGGGTTCATGGCCGGCGGTCCGGCGCAGTTCCTCGGCATGGGCAGCCAGGTCGGGATCCCGGGCGGGGTGGGCTCCGGCTTCGTGCCCTCCGGCCTCGGCATCGCGGCCAACTCCCTGGGTGCTGGCGCGATCGGGGCCCTGGTCGGCGGCCCGCTGTCGGGTGCGTTCGGCGGGTCGGAGGTCGGCGGATCGATCGGCGGCGGCCTCGGCGGCGCCGGCGGGGCGGCCCTGGGCCAGCTCGGGATGCTCGGTGCCGTGGGCGGGCCTCTCGGCATGGTCGCGGGCATCGCCCTGGGCACGCTGATCGGCGGCCTCGCCGGGCCGTCGAAGAACGCATCGAACTTCGCCGTGCGGACCGGCAGCGGCAGTTTCGAGAACGGAGCCAGCGCGGAGTCCCCGTTCGGTTCGGTTGGCCTGGATTCCCGGCTGTCCGATGACGTGGAGCGTGAATTCTC